TGAGAATTCACATGGAACCATACCAACATTTGACCGGTAGCAAAAAGTATGCACGCCAGTAATAATTTAGAAGTTGGCAACTATTAACTCTGCACAATTATTTTTATTGTTGACTTTTCGGCCGCGCTTATCAACCATTATGATATTATGGTCATTATACATTTTAAATAATGTAGGATGACTTTTATATAGTAGAAGCCATTTCTTATCGATAGTTTTTAAAGTCTCGTGCAATTTTCGATGATCAATCAAGGCGGTATCTGGTCCTCTACTTTTGCCATGTTCAAACAAGTTAAAATTATAGTTGCCGGCCGGCAGTAAAATATAATCGGTACGTTTTGCCGTTGCTAATGCTTCTATTGGATCTTCACATTTATCTAAAAATGGATAAAAATTATCTGCTTTGAAATTCTTTAAATGTGAAAGTGCAATAGGATTAAAATTAGTTCTGTCTATTTTCCCGCAAGATACAAGACCATTATCCGAACATCTATTTAAGATAAAAAAGAATGCCGATCTTATCGTGCGACTTTTTTGGCTTATCCAATGCTCTTGTAACAAATAAAGCTCAGGCATTGAAAGGTCGGGAAAAAGTTCTTTTGAGGCTGCATACACACCTTTAGGGTTTTCCGCTATGGACGCCCAAAATTCAAATACAGCGTACTTATTCGTGTGAGCCACAATTGTTCTATTCTCTGCTGCTAGTGCTAGCTCTACGTTACCAGAGTACAGGAAAAAAGAACTTACAGTACTCTTGGGGGGAATAAGTTTTTTTAGCTCCCAGGTGCTCTTATATCGAATATTTGGCTTAAGAGGGGATTTCATTTCTCGCTTCTACGGGCTCAATATTTTGTTCTACAGTATTATCCATTGATAGTTGAGCTTCATAAGCAACATAAGCGCTGACAATATTTGAAACATCTCGTAATGTAAAATCAACTGTTGCCAATTTCTGCCGGAGAGAATCTATGTCCCTTACAACATCAAATGAAAGCATATCTTTTTCAGAAATACAATCATCGGGTAAAGTTCTCAAAGTCGCATTTACTAAAGATAGTAATCTATTTACTTCCTTTCCTAAATCATCAATATCAATCGAATACTGAATATTTATTCTTTGTCCCATTTTTATCCTTTCAAAAGTTGTTTTGTGTTCTTTTTTAATTTGGCTTCTACGATATCTGGGGCACCGACAACTACAATGTCTGTACCGGAATGTCCCCTGTTCATCGTTAATTTCGAGAATTTATGATTAGTATCGAGCCCTGTGGCTATAATGCCTCTTTCGTTTAGCTCTCGAATTCGTCGTTCTTCCCTGATCATTATAACATGTTCAGGATTAATAAATATTTCTCTTAGTGCATAATTCTGCAGTGTAGTCACTGCGCCATTAGCACAAACTTCGGTTAATTTAACTAACATGCATTTCTCCCATCGGATATATATGCTTCTTAGCTACCTTCTTCTTCTGTCCTTCGATAAATACATACCAACCATCGTCGCTTTTCGATTCTTCTAAAAGAATAGCTATTGTTGGTTTTTGTGTTGTACCGGCATTCTTTCCGTGCAGCCACACATCTTGTGGAATATGCACTAAATCACCGGGGTTAAAAAAATTCATATTTAAATTTACTCCATTTGAATTATACCATAATTAGTTGTAATGAGGATACCAGCGCAACTAACTGCGTTTTGTAATGCCGTTCGAGTAACTTTGATAGGATCAATAATACCACTTTCGTAAAGATTGGTTAATTTATTATTTCTAAAATCCCATCCATCATCATTATCGGCATCTAGAACTTCTTTAAGAATAATATCCGCAGAAAGTCCAGCATTTTCGGCCATTTGTCTAATTGGGGCCGAGCATGCTATTTGAATGATTTTATTGGCTATGGTTGGCTCATTATTATCATGGTCTCTTGAGAAATTATCGGTAGCTCTCAGTAGTGCGCTTCCGCCGCCACCAACAATACCTTCTTCTTGAGCAGAACGGACTGCTTCAAGCGCATCTTCAACTCTGTGTTTACGCTCTGTCATTTCAACTTCGGTTGCGCCACCTACACGAATGACAGCAACACCAGATGATAATACAACAATACGATCTTGAATTTGTTCACAAATTTGCAAGGATTCTGTTTGATGAATCAATGCTTTAAGGCTTTCGATTCTCTCTTCTATTTTTTCAAAATCACAATTTCCACCGACAATTGTAGTAGTATACTTTGCGCTCTCAATAAACTTTGCGGATCCAAGATCCGCCATCTTAATATCTTGTAGTTTCGCGCCACTCTCGCGTGTAATGAAAGTAGCACCAACCGAAAGCGCCAAATCATCTAACACATTTCGACGCTCTTCTCCGTAACGTGGAGCCTTAATAGCTGCCACTCTCATCGTACCTCGTAACGCATTCATGATAAGGGCGGCCAGGGCTTGTCCTTCAATATCCTCTGCAACAATAATTAATGGGCGAGACTCTCTTGCTATCATTTCAAGAATAGGAAGAATCTGTTCAACCGTAGCAATCTTGTGATCGGTTACCAGGATTAATGGTTCATCGTGATACATCATTGCTCTGCGTTCGTCATTAATAAATGCTCCGGCGCAATAACCTGCGTCAAACTTAAAACCTTCCGTGACATCTAATGAAGTTTCGAGCGCGCGTGATTCCTCAATTGTAATTGAGCCATCTTGCCCTACTCGTTCAACTGCCATCGCAATTAACTTTCCAATAGTCTCATCATTATTAGCTGAGATTGTAGCAACGTGCTCTATTTCTTCAATACTGTTGATTGGTCTAGACATTTCTTTAAGATTGTCAACAACTTTCTCAACAGCAGTCATAAGATTTCTCTGTAATTCTATGGGAGATATTCCTGCAAGAATGTACTTTTGTGATTCTTCTAGAATGGCACGCGCAAGAACAGTTGCAGTAGTTGTACCGTCGCCCGCATCGGTATTTGTTTGAATAGCGGCTTGCTTAATAATCTGAGCGCCGGCATCTTCAAACGGATCGTCAAAAGCAACAAAGTGTGCTACTGTAACTCCATCCTTTGTGATAAACGGAACCTTTCCTTTTTCTTGCAAAAGAACGTTTCTTCCTTTTGGTCCCAATGTAGACGCTACATTGTCTGCCAAGACATTAACGCCTTTAATAATTTTTTGCTGCAAAGCATCGTTACTTTCATATGCTCTCTTCATTTGCACCTCTAATATATATATTATAACCTATTTTAGACCATCTGTCAAGGGGTAGGTTTTCCTGCGCCTCTTATTTCTTCGGTCTTGGTTTGAATATTTTCTGATTCTTCAATGGCATTAGTTGCTTTTGAATCATCAGCTAATCCTGTTGCAAAATATGTATTAAGACTATCGCTTACTAACTTTAATGAATTAAAAATAGCGCCTACTTGTTCATTTAAAATATCGCGTACTAAATTTAAAGATTCTTGCACTCTGGCAGCACCTACTTGAATTTCTCCGAGATATTCTGTGTTAATTGGTTCCGATTCATTTCTTGCTTCAGTTTTGTTTAGCGAAAACTGGTAGGTATTAAGATACCCAAGTGTGTTCTTAAGTGCAATTTTTTTCATTTCTTCATTGTTGATAGAATCGTACAATGCCATTGAATCCTGTACCGACAAGAATCCATCGCCACCTTTCATTTGGGTGAGAATCTTTGCTCTTTGGCCAGCTAGTTTTGTAGCGCTTAAAGTTCCGATTAATTCAGTATTCGACGCGTTGATTGCGTTTTTAATAGCGCCAGCAGGTTTAAGTTCCAGATCCGTGACAATTTGCTTTACAGTGCCCAAATTAAGTTTGGAAATTCCCCGCACAATACCTACATCTCTACCGCCAAATCTTTTTGGATCAGCAGTTTGAAAAAGTGTATCGTTTTTAGCCCACTTTAATGTTTTAGTTAGCGCATCAAACTGCTCAGGCGTAATTGGTATATTTTTATTGGCGAGCCTTGATTTTAAGTTATCTATAAAAATAGCTTCTAATTCTTCGGGAGGCGGAAGCTTTTCAGCAGAAGGTAGCTCTCTTTCCAAATCATAATCTAAATCTCCTGCTACCATAGCTTCTCTAAAAGTTGCAGGAATTCTGATGCATTCTTGTGATTTAGGTTTTGTATCTTTAAGAATGTCAACAACATTGTCCACAGTAAAATCAAACTGATAGAATTTAATCGAACCTTCTTGCTCTAGTCCTTCTCCTTCGAGATTCTTAGTGCAGATGATATATCTCATAGCGGCACCAAGGGGATGCGAATATTGAGGGTCCACAAGATCATTAACTAAATCCGTAAAACTACCTCCTACTTCTAAAGTCTTTTCGGCATATAATTTCAAACTAATCGGTATTCCTTCGCCAGTTAAAAAGTCGGCAATAGTACCGGTATTGGCCGGGATTTGTTTTCCCTTCATTAAAGTCGCCAAAAAGGACTCAAAACTAAAACCAGCAGAAGCGGCGTTAAAGTTTGTAATAACTTTTGTAAGTGTTTTATAAAAGACAAGATAAGAAAGAACTTTTTGTATTACTGCAGTACGATTGTCAGTCGTAGCGCTCAATTCTTGGGCGCCATTTTTATAAAAACCCTCCAAAGAATTAATTTGTTCTGCGAGAGTCACCCCTTCAATATTACTAAGATAATCCTCTAATAATTGACGTTGAGGACCAAGAACTTTTTCACCAGTTTCACTTGTTGTAACATCGGACCAGCCAATTTCAGAGACGGCAATCTCCGGAATCATGCTCAAGGTCATTAATTGAGTATCGCCGGCGATCTCCTTAACTATCTGTGAAGCGGGGGAAGCTTCTATCTCTAAAATTTCTTCAATCATTACCATTAATGATTGAGGCGTAATGAATAGTTTCTTCTTTCTATATTCTTCTTGCAAAATGTTTTTTAAGTCAGACATTATAAAACCTCAAATAATTTCGTCAGCAATACCATACTCAATTGCTTCCTCTGCAGATAAATAGACGTTAACTTTGCGTTCTAACATATTTTTCAATTGAGATTTCGTCATTTTTGTTTCTTCCACTAAACAATTTATATACATTTCTTGTAAATCTTGAATAGCTTCCATTTCATTAACAAGATTGTGAAGCGATCCGTGATTGCCGCCCATAACTGAATGTATCATTACGCGACAATTTTTGCCCATCTTTCTTTTGCCGGGGGTTCCACTGGCAAGAAGCAAAACGCCGGCAGACATAACTTTGCCCATTCCGATGGTGCTAATGTCTGTAGTTTTTTGTACTAATTTCATAACGTCGTAAAGTGCAAACATATCATCAGCAGAGCCACCATAGGTTGAGAGATAAAATTCAATATCTTTCTTGTCTTCATCTGGCGATTCTTTATTCATTTCGTTCATGTACAAAAATGCATGAATTATCTCTGCAAGTTTTTCTTCTTGTATATCTCCAACGAGTCCTATGACTCGTAAATCTGGCTCGGGCGCCTGTTTTGTGGTGCCGGCATCAAGAACAATGATGTTTTTTTCCTCAAAAATATTATTCAACTTTTCCTTAATACGCTTAATCATATTACTCTCTTGTTACAAAATCTATGATATATTTTCTATTGTCTTCCAAAAAGACCATGGCGCTTTTCCAATCATTAAAATCAACTAACTGGTCAAAAAAATTTCCATGTGCTTCTATGATTTTTTTAATTGATTTTCTTTTGAAAGTAGATACCTCTTCATCAAATCTATAGCCAACTGCGGTTATATTTTGTTTACTGTCGCCATCTTCGTTCATTACGCCTAGACGAAATTCCTTTGCATAATAAAAATCTTCCAATGCTCTACTAAGAACGAATAAGCCAATCAATTGACTTGATCGTAAAATAATAATGCTTTTTTTTGTTGCATTTAAAAAATAGAATGCTTTGCATGTCACATATCCAAATACAAAAAATAGCACGTAAAATAAATAAGGATGTTCCATTTACTTATCCAATTTGACCTTAAAGTAAATAACCACTAGAAAATTACTCTCTAGTGGTTATTATAATCGCTCGTAAGATTTATGTCAACTATTTTTTTGTTAATCTCGCAAAAATTCTTTCGGTAAGATCATCTATTGTTTTGGCTTTCTTATTTTCTTTCGTTAAACGAGCGGCAACTCTTTTGGCTACTTCCTTAACAAGAGCATCTTCATTTTCATATAGGTCTCGGCCGGCGGGCAATTCTTCTTCTTCTGGTTCTAGGCCGCCAAGTTCCTCACCTCCCGGTGGCGGCTCTAATTCAGCTTCGGGCTCTAATTCGGCCTCGGGTTCTAATCCGACTTCTTCTTCCCCACCTTCAACGCTCACTTCGACTCCGAGAACATCCTGCATAACGTCAGCAAAACCTTGTGCCAATTCAGCAGCAACCTCTTCGTCTACGCCTGCCCCGGGCTCTTCAACATCTAATTCATCTTCGACGCCCAATTCATCTTCGGCTCCCAAATCAACTTCTTCTTCGCCGGGGACATCAACGTCGCCGCCGGGGACACCAACGTCCAATTCGCCTCCGACCTCTTCTTCTTCTTGTTCATAAACCGGATCACCATACATCTCATGTAATCTATTTTCGCCAACAGGAGCCATGCTAGCGAGTTTCATGAAACGACGGATCTCAGATTCAGTTAAAATTTCTTTCTTACGAGCCATTATGTAAATCTCCTTTAGATCAACTCATCAGTAATTAGTAAAGATAATTGATAAATACCTCAAAAAAGTAAACTATTATTAGCGCAGCGTTTTTTCAGCTTTTTCAATGCTTGCGTTTCTATCTGTTTTACTCTCGCAAATGATATTCCTAGACGATCAGCGATTTCTCTTAAAGTCATTCGACCATTTCTATATATAGATATCAAAGTGCAATTTTGTTCGTCTTTGTGTTCTATCCAAAGCCGACATTCTTTCTGCATACAGGGAATTTTTTTTTGCATGCATAATCGAGAGCATGCCAATAGACCATCTTCATTTTTCATA